GCAAGTTCTTGTAGATTTCTGTTTTTGATACCAAAGAAGTCTCTCTCCATTAGTTCGTTGTATGCTTTATAAAAAGATTTTCTTAGACCTGAAAACTTCTCTTTGATTTTTCTCTCGATTCTTACATCTTCAACTACATTCAGATAACCCTTGTGAGTTTTATTCTCTTTAAGAGTAGAATGTAAACCTTCGTAAGGTGTATGTAATGCATGTCCTACTTCGTGACCCATGAAGAGGTCATAAAGTTCTGGAGAAATATCGTCTTTGAAAGTAGGACATGCCAGTATTCTGTTTTTGACATCGAAATACGCAGTGGGTATTTTCTTGTGGAGAACAGTAATGTTCTCAGTTGCCATTAATTTTGCTAGATTAGATTTTTGTTGTTTTATATTTGTCATGTTTATAGTATACGAAAAAGTAGCTGTTATTGTCAAGCTTTAGTTTTTGGTTTGAAAAAATAAAGTCGAACAATTTCAATACTGATTAGTATACCATAAGAAATATATTATTGTCAAGCTTAAGGTGTGGTGGAGAATACTGGAATCGAACCAGCGACCTTCGGTATGCAAAACCGACGCTCTCCCTACTGAGCTAATTCCCCATGCTTAATCTATATGAGTCTTCATCTAAGTTTAAATCATAAACCGGATGCTGGACCATTTGTCTCATTTCATCTTGTGTGAACCAGAATGAAATGGTGTGACGTGAGTTTCGTCTCACTTTGTTGACACCGTGTGAAATGTAGATGCCTTGAAATAGTAGACCTGAACATGCTTCAGGTTTGTATGTTTCGCCTTGTGGCACATAAGTCTCACCACCTTTAAAGTCATCGTTGAGATATAGAATACATGTCCATTCTCTTGCAGGTTTCTCTGATTGAGTTCCATGTAATACTTCTTGATTTGAATATGTATCTAAGTGTGGTGCTTGAACACCACCGATTGGCCATTCATTAATTGCTATCATTTCAGGATAAACAATTTGATTTGAGATTAGTCTGATTTCACCTGTGAGTTGATAGATAATTCTAAAGATAATATCTCTGACCCATTGAGTATGAATATGCATGAATCTGATACCGAAGTAATCAGAACCGTCACCTACTGCTTCTAAACTCTTATGATTCTTGTGAAACTGAATCAGTTCCTGTGCTTCCTGTGGAGTCACTAGATTCTGAATCATCACTGGACTTGGCAGATTGTTGTTCTTGGATAAATTTTGCAATTGCTACTCTCTTTTGATATTCTTCTCTACGTTTCTTTTCTTTGGGTCTTGCCTTTAAGGCACGTTCTATTTTGAGTCTTGATGCTCTTTGTAGAAAAACAATACCATTGAGATGGTCTAATTCATGCTGAACAACTCTTGCACCCATTCCTTCTAGAATAAGTGTGTGTTTTTCACCTTCTACATCTTGATATTCAAACTCAATACTCTTTGCTCTCTTTATCATGAGATACAAATCAGGAAATGATAAACAACCCTCTTTCATCATTTCTGTTTCTTGTGATGCACGAGTAATTTTACCATTAAAGAAACCTACTGTGCCTTTATCTGCTGTTTTCATTACGAACATTCTGTAAGGTAAACCTACTTGATTAGCAGAAAGACCTATACCACCGAACTTGTCCATTGCTTCGGCCATGTTCTTTTCAATTTCTTTTGGGTCTTCAGGTGGATTTTCGAAATCAAAATCTGTTGTTGGATTTCTTAAAACGTTTGATGCTTCTTGTATTAATTCGTACATGATTATATTTATGATACTTGAATTCGACTGAAGTTTTTATGTTTCTCAAAACGAATCACTTCTTCGAATTTATCGTATAACTGGTCTCCTTTATGTGATATGATAAATGCATTTGTTTTCTCTGATAACGTATTTAATAATCTTAAAAAGTCATCTGTTCCTGCTTCGTCTAAAGAACTATCAAACACCTCATCAAGAATTAATAAGTTTGTATTCACTGAGTTCTTCATTCTTGCAACTGCTCTCCACGTGAATAGTAGTGCAAGGTCAATTCTCATCTTCTCACCTTGAGAGAAGTTTTCGTATTTGAATACGTCTCTAAACCTAGACTTGATTGTTTCATCAAAGTTTTCATCAAGTTCAAACCCAACATAGAATTCTAAACTTGCAAGATATTTATTAATAAGTTTGTTCATAATAGGAACATACTGTTTAATAATTCTAGATTTGATACCTTCATCACGGAGTAACAATTGTGCTATCTCAAAATAATGTGTTCTATCTACTAGAGATTGTTTCTTCGCAAGTAATGTATCTAGTGTATCTTCTGAATCTGTAAGTTTTTCACTCACCTCATCACCACCAGAAATACCTTTGCTGAGTTCTTCTATTTGTGTTTGTATTTTTTTGATGTATTTTTGATTAGATGTAATTTCAGTCTGTAGTAAACCTATAGTTCTTTGGACTTCTTCGATTGCATCTTGGACCTCTCTTATATCTTCTAAACGATTTTGTGTATCTTCTATTTGTTTTGATAGTTCACCAAGTGCTGACCTGATTTCATTTGCTTTGTCTTGTCGTTCTTGTATGTGTTGTTTCTTATGCTCTTCGTCTAGACCTTGTTTACACGTTGGACATTCTTCGTTTGATTCATAGAACTCAACCTCTTTGATTGCTTTCTTATAATTCTCTGAGAGTTTTCTCTCCAGTTCATTTGCTTGTTGTAATCTATCTTTCTGAGAAGTGCTATCCTCGATAAGGGATTTTTTCTCCACCACATCTTCCGTCTTTTCATCTACTCGTTGTAAAAGGGAATTGATATTTGCTTCTGTCTCTTCGATTGAAGATTCATATTTTTGAATTTGTTCGTCACGATTTTTTTGTAATGCATTCAGCTGGCTATTTAGTCCATTGATTCGTTCTTCAAGTATCTCTATCTCATGTTCTGTTTCTTTGACTTCTATATTGTGGTCTGATACTTTTTTTCTAAGTAAAAGTTTCATTGTTGAGAAGATTGAAATGTCAAGTAAATCTTCAACAAGTTTTCTTCTGTCACGTGGTTTCAACTGCATGAATGGTGTAAAGTTTGCACTACCTAAAATTGCAACCTGAGTAAATGACCTATGACTCATTTTAAGAATGTTCTTTTCTAAATGGTCTTGATAATCTCTCATTGATGCATCTTGATTAATCAATGTGTTATTAACATAGAGTTCAAACTTATTTGGTTTTGCACCACGAATAACTTTGTATTCTTTTTTACCAATAGAAAAATCAATCTCTACTAAGAGGTCTTTGTTATTAATACTATTGACTAATAAGTCTTTCTTAAGATTACGAAATCCCTTACCATATAAACCAAAGCAAAGTGCATCAAGTAAAGTTGATTTACCAGCACCATTATCACCTAATATCAATGTTGTAGATGACCTGTCGAGTTCTATTGTTGTAAACTTATTACCAGAAGATAGAAGATTCTTCCATCTCACTTTCTTAAAATGTATCATAAATAATTATGTTCGTCTAATGCTTCATTATACAATGAAGTTATCAAACTGGATAGTTGGTTTTTATCACCTTGCACTTCTAAACTTTCTACGTATTTGTGTAATATAGTAAGTGTATCTTCTACACCTTCTATTTCATCATCTGTCAATAAGTCCATATGTTTATTATCATCGACTACAGATAAATGTAATGGATTGACTTTGTGTAATTTATCAAGCATCGCATCGAACCAATATGGATTCTCTTTATTGACTACAATCAATTTAACAAACTTACCTTCATACTTTGAATAATCTTTATTTGTAATTGTTTCAAAAGTTTCTTCTGTATCATCATACATAATCTTTTCAAACATTTTCAATGGATTATGAACAGGTGTCATTGATAAATCTTCTGTATCAAAGATATGAAAATATTTTTCATCACCATAATCTGACCAAGTAAATTGCATTTGTGAACCTAGATATCTAACATTCTTCACTTCTGATTTACTATGAAAATGTCCACTGTAAACTTGTTCGAATCTTTTTAAATAACTGATATCTAGACCGTGAGAACACACGGCACCAGGAAACATCAATGCACCTTCGATTTCAAAGTGACCCATACAGGTACTTGCATTTGCACTGAGCAAAAAGTCAACTGAGTCTGCATAGTTCTCATTGTTAATCCATGGCACTAATGCTATATTACAACCATCATATTCTTTAACAACTGGCTCTTCTACAATATTAAAGTTCTCTTCAAACAATAATAAGTCAGGTGAGTTAACATCGTTTGTTGATTTGAAATATGTGTCATGATTACCAAGAATCAAATCCATAGTAATGCCTTTATCAATCATAGGTTGAACAAAGTGTTCTTTGTTTGCCTTGAGACTTGCAAAGTTTATATACTTACGTCTATCAAAGTAATCTCCTAGATGAATGATATGTTTGATACCATGTTCTTCTAAGTATGGAAAAAATATTTCGTTATAAAAACGTCCTTGATATTCGGTCATTGCGACCATATCGCCTCTGACACCCAAATGAGTATCATTTAAAATCGCTATTTTCATTCAGTAAAATTATCTAAGTTCTTTTTAGTCTTCTTCTTTGTTTTGTTCTTTGATGTTCTCGGTTCGTAATTAACTGGATTGAGATTATCTTGAAACCATTCTATGTTTGTATTTGACATACCAGTAGTATCACCATCGATTGTATCGAATGCAGCTTCTGATAGTCCTGTTTCTTTTAGAATTTCTTGTTTAACGAATACTTGCTTCTTTTCTTTTTGTATTCTTCTAAGGAAAGCATAATAACAAATCTGAGTTACATATGCAAAAGCATTGTCTGACTTCTCTCTATTAAAGTTCCTTATATACTGAATACAGTTCTCGATTGCATCGCAAATCATTTCGTCTCTGTAAGTATAATTAATGAAGTTTGGTCGAGTAGATAGACGAGTAGCAATCTTATAGATGCATTCTCCTATATAGTCGGACATTCTTGGAGGTGTTTCTCCTTTTTCTACGGCGAGTTTAACTGCTTCGTTATGCTCGGCGACTGCTTGAGTGAACTCTTTGTTATTAACGTAGTGTTCGTTTTGTTTCTTAGTCATGTATCTAATATACTATAAAACCTATGGATATACAAGATGGTTTTAAATTCTTTTGTTAGCTATTTTTTTAAAGTTTTTTTAAAAACCCTCTTTCAGGTTTGAATTTTGTATGATAAGATAATTATGTCACCGGGGTGATAGCCTTAACAATAGAAACATCTCTAATAAAGGCACGTGACATTCTTTCGATATCTCCAATTGTATACTCGTATATGCACCACATTAATACTGTATATATTATATAGTGTTTCATATGAATTGACTTGCTGAAAAGATTAAAATAAGAATTACGGAGAAGAATGAGAATCCTAAAAGGATTGAAATTAACAATATATCAAATATAGTCAATTTGAGTTCTTCTTGCTCACCTGCACCAATGAGAAGTTTAAATACTGTTCTAAAATAAGACATGATTGAATGCAAATACTCCTAACATAAATGCGAACATTGTTATCTGTATAACAGTAGGTACGACTACAAACAATTTCAATACATCAAATTTGCCTGTCATGAAGAAATCTCCACCATTTTGCCACTCATGAATTTCTTCTGGAGTTGCCTCTGTATAATTCTTCATTTCTTTCATGCGAATCCTCCTGAGACTGCTATAATCGAGACCATAAAAATACTCACCAACGTGGTTATCTCCAGATGTTCTCTGACTTTGTTTAATTGTCTATCGCTCATAATTACTCTACACTTAGTAATATGAGAATTGGTAATAATATTGGAAGAGTCAATTGTGTAAGGAACTCTACTGCTTCGATAGCCGTTGATATAATCTCTGTTTCTCTAATGTTTTCGATTTCACCTACCATGCTCTTCGCAATTGCTATTGCTTTTGTCATGGTTTTCCTTTATAAGTTACATTAATAACACATTATAACACAAACATATATGTTACGCAATCTATTTAGTAAAAAGAAAATCTAATGAATAGTTTTTTTGGAAATATCTTCTTCTTCGAGTAGTTCGAGCTCTTCTTCTAAGTATTCGTTTTCAGTTCTCAATATTTTTGACATAGCATCTCTAACCCTATCTTCAAACTCTTCATTCTTTTCTTTGAGAGGTATAGATTTATTTTCTATCATCTTGAACCAAGATGCTGATGCATTATCATATAAAGGAATGAATTGCTCATTCACTGAACTTCTATGTGCGATGTGGTCGTAAGGAAACAATACTGTCTCGTCTGCTGACAATGGTGCATAAGGATAAAAGACACACTGACTTGAACTACTTCCTGGCATTGCAGTTAAATGACATACCATTGGCAAAGTAATCTCTAAACCTTTACCTGTATCACGAGTCATGCCCATGATTTCAGCACCTGTTCTAGTTTTAATTACTTCGTATTTTTTTGGAGTTAAATCCATTGGTCTTGCCATATAAGTATTTATAAGTCAAATTCTTTGATTTCGTAGTTGAAACCTTCCTCACTATAGATGTTGATACGTTCTTTTAAATGCTCTAACGTATAGTTATCACATTGTAAGTTATCTGCGATATCAAATAATCTCATACTATCTTTGCCTTCTGCTTTACGTAGACCTCTACCAATAGATTGTAGATTACGTATTCTTGATTTAGAAGGACTTGCAAAAACAATGTTATCTATTTTCTTAATGTTAACACCTGTAGAGAAAGTTCCGTATGATGCTAGTATGACACTATCGTTAGATTGCTCTACAACCTCTCTGACCTTTTCTCTATCTTCAGTGTCTGTTCCACCATAAACATAGTGTAAGTCTTTAACTCTACCATCTATCATGGGGTACAATACTTCACCATGTTTTTCAACATATTGAAACAGGACAAGTGTATTACCTGTAAGACTTGCGACTAGATTTGTTATAAAAGTGTTT